GATATTAAACCAGCTTGGCCCCAACAACCCCGTGGTAAAGCCAAGCCAGTATGTGAATACACTGAAGCGCATTGTTGAGATGGCTGGCTTTAAGGATACCGAGCAATTCTTTACTTCTGGTGAGGAAGTAGATGCAGCGGTTGCCCAAGGCGCACAACAGCAAGATCAGGGTGCAGCCCAGCAAGCAGAGATGGCACAATTCCAAGCCGAGCTTGATCTGAAGAAACAAAAGATGGAAATGGAAATACAGTTAGACCGTGAGAAGATGCAAGCAGAGCTTGAGTTACGACGGTTTGAGCTAGAGGCTGAATTACAGCTTCGCCAACAGAAATTGGCTTTTGGTGGTCAAGTTTCAGATAACCTACCAAGAGCATGACGGATTTTAGAGATGAACAAGACCGAGGCGCTAAAGCGGCGGCGGTCCTTCGTGATCCGTTGGTTATTTCAGCCTTTGCTGAGATACGAAGCGCGTATGTCGATGCCTGGGCGCATACTGACCCGGCTGACACCGAGTTTCGTGAGCAATTATTTTGTTTGATGAAAGCACTAGAGGCTTTCGAGGTACATTTTCAGTCTGCCGTGCAGACGGGCAAGATGGCTTCAACTCAAATGGAAGAATTGCGGAAGTAACCTTTTTAAAAATTTGGAGATTTTATTATGTCTGGTACTCCTAGCGAATCCAGCTTGTCACAGCTTGATGCTGTTAACCTACTTTTGAACCCGGAAGCCCCTCAAGAGGTAAGCGAGGAAGTTCAAGAGCAAACCGCCGAAACTGAAGTAGAGGCACCTGATACTGAAGAAATGGAAGTCGAAGCCGCTGATGACAGCCAAGCCGAGACTGAAGTTGAGGAAGTTGATGAAGATAGCGATGATAGCGTTGAAGAAGAAATCGACACTTATGCTATAAAAGTAGATGGCGAAGAAGGTGAGGCCACGATTGATGAACTCATTAAAAGCTATCAACTAGAAAAAACGGCTCAAAAAAGACTACAAGATGCAGCGGAACAGCGTAAAACGCTCGATGCTGAGAAGGCGTCTACTGAGCAAGCTCGGCAACAATACGAGCAAGCCCTTAATGTTATGGCTCAACAGTTACAGCAATCAACCCAGCCTAAAAATCAGGAATACTGGGATGGACTGTATGAGAGCGATCCACTTGAATACGTCCGACAACGCGATGTTGAACGTGACGCGCAAACTAGGCAGCAAACGGTTAACGCCGAGCAACTTAGGATGAGACAAATAAAGCTTGTTGATGAACAGAAGAAACTTCTTGATGCCGTTCCAGAATGGAAGGACACAGAAGTCCAAACCCGTGAAACAGCAGCTATTGTTAATCATGCGCGTAGCAAAGGCTGGACTGATGCTGAATTAAATGAGGCAACAGATCACCGATACGTTGTAATGATGCGTGACGCCTATCTTTATAATAACTTGCAGTCACAAAAACCGATTGCCAAGAAAAAAGTAAAGACGGCTCCTAAGATGGTAAAAAGTGGGCAACCTAAATTGAAGGGTGACTCTGCAACAGAGCGAAAGCGCAAGGCTTTTGACAACCTTAGTAAGTCCGGCTCCAGAGATGCAGCCGTGAACTACCTTTTAACCAAATAAACAGGAGGCCATAATGGCTGTATTTTCAACTGGCTCAGCAATTGGTGAGCGTGAAGACTTGGCCGATGTGATTTACCGCATCGATCCCGACGAAACTCCACTTTTTTCGGCAGCGAAAAAAGAAACGACAAACGGAGTTTACTACGAATGGCAAGTTCAAGAATTAGCTGCTGCCGTTGACACAAACCATGTTAACGAAGGGGCTGATTTTTCCTACGTTAACCCAACTGCAACAACAAGAGTTGGCAACTACCATCAGATATCAGTCCAGGCGGCGTCAGTATCCAATACTTTGGATATCGTCGATAAAGCAGGGCGTGATAAGGAAACTGCTTACGTTAAAGTGGTAAAAGGCTTAGAGCAGCGTAGAGACATTAACAAATCTCTCTACAAGAACGAAGCAAGTTCTAGCTCTGATCCGCGCAAGGCTGGTAAGCTGATTACTTGGATTTCCAATGTAGATGCCCCATCCGATATGGCTGCTGCTGCAAACGGAAACGGTACGGCTGCTGCTGACCTAACTGGTACTGCTGCTGCACTAACTTTGGCCAAAATCGACGCTGCTATGCTTGCTGCATACAACGACGGTGGTAATCCAAATATGTTGCTAATGTCGCCAACAAATAAGCAGAACTTCTCAGGTCTGTCTTCTGGCTCAGTAGCGACTAACCAAATCACGACTTCTGCCCCGAAAGAGGCAACTATCGTTGGTTCGGTCAGTTTGTACCTGTCAGACTTTGGTGAACTTTCGGTCACTGTTGACCGTTCTTGCCCCAACTCAGAGATGTATCTAATCGATACAGATTACGTCTGCATTGGGTCATTACCAGGACGCATGATGTCCGTAACTGATGTAGCACCTGGCGGTGATGCAACACGTTTCGGTATCGTGTCAGAGTGGACTTTGATTGTGAAAGCACCAAAAGCCCACGCAGCCGTCATTGGTTTGAACGGCTCATAAACTACAAAACACTTAACAACATTAAGGGGCAGCTTCGGTTGCCCCTTTTTTATTGAGGTGAGAGATGAAGAAACTACTAACAAAAAACGTGGAAACCCAAAAAGAAACCCATATCCACAGTACGGCTGACGGTCTTTACGTTGAGACTAGGCAAAAAGTTGACGGCGTTATGGATTATGCAAAACGTCAGGCAAACGAGTGGCGTCCCGGTTCTTTGATTGGTGACACGCAAAAGCACAAGCAACACGTCGCTGAATTTCCAGCGGTGATATATTATGACCTCTTAGCTAAGTATGGCCAGCCCAAGGACAACCCAAAGGCTTGGAAAAACTGGCTAGAGCAAAATCCGGCATTCAAAACGACAGGCGGTAGACTGTAATGGCAATTACAACGTATGCAGAGCTTCAGACTTCCATTGCCAGCTTTTTGGCGCGTGATGATCTAACAGCGCAAATTCCTGACTTTATCACGCTTGCTGAAGCCAGAATGAGCCGTGAGTTAGATACACGTTCACAGGAACGCCGTGCTACTGCGTCAACCGCCGCTGGCGATGAATTTATCAGTTTGCCCACCGACCTACGCAAAATCCGTTTGGTTAATCTAAACACTGATCCAATCGACGTATTAGAGTATGCAGCGCCAGAGAGTTATTACGAGAAGTATCCTAATTCTGGCGGTGGTCGTCCAAAGGTTTACACAGTTGTCGGCACTGAGATTGGCTTACGTCCTATTCCTGACAGCGTTATGACTGTTGAGATCATGTATAGCGAGGATATTTCTTCGTTATCTGACAGCAACGCAACCAACACAATTTTATCGCGTCATCCAGATGCTTACCTCTACGGCTCACTAAACGCCGCGCATATGTTTCTGATGGATGAGCAAAGAGCCAACCAGTGTGATGCAATATTCACCCGTGCGATGGCAGAAATTACCAAGGACAACGAGAAAGCATTTTTTGGCGGTCCATTAGCAATGAAATCTGATTACTCAGGAGTATAAACTATGTCAGCAATGTCAGACTTTTTAGAAAACAAGGTGCTCGATCACGTCCTAGGTACGTCGGCGTATACTCACCCATCACAGACCTACATCGGCCTGTCTACTGGCAGTTTTGCCGACACTGGCTCCGGCACAGCCGAGTTAAGCGGAAGCAACTATTCTCGCGTTGCAATTAACTTTGATGCTGCATCTGGTGGAACAACAGACAACAGCGCCACTGTAGAGTTTGCCGCTGCAACTGGTAGCTGGGGTGCAGTCTCACATTTTGGTCTTTTTGATGCAAGTTCAAGCGGTAATCTTTTAATCCACGGTGCTTTCTCCGCTGCTAAAACAATCACAACCGGGGATATACTTCGCGTTGCCGCTGGTGAGCTTGACGTAACAGCCGCTTAAAATGGCTGAGATATTAGGGCCAACGCTAGAGCAACTTGACTCATGGGGGTCAATGGATGCGCTGGATGCGTTTGGCACACTAGAGCAACTTGATGACCTAAATCTGTTTGAGGCGGCTTCCGCTGTTTCCATAGCAGCAACGGCGTCTGGTGCTGGTGTACGTCTACAGCAAGCAAGCAGTGCAGTCAGCATTGCAAACACGGCAACGGGTGCTGGAATACTGGTTCACGGTATGTCGGCAAGTATTACTGGCGCTGGCTCAGTTACAGCGTCGGCTCAGTTTACCGTTGCTATGACGGGCAGTGCTTCAGTTGCCATGACGGTTGCTGGTGCTGCTTTACGCATACAATCGGTCAGCGGTTCAGCCAGCATTTCGGCAACTGCTACTGGCGAAGTCAAGACTGTCCTGGTTAACTCTGGTGCTGTTGAAATATCAGCAAGTGCCGAGGCGTTAGCTCAGTTTACAGTGAACGTAGCGTCAAGCGTTACGGCGTCCCTAGAGACAACCCTGACCGCTGAGAAGCTTGGTGAGGCTTGGACTGACTTTGCTGCTGGTGACGAAACTTGGTCAGACCTGGCCGCAAGTAATACTGCGTTTTCTAACATTTCTGCAAGCGCAGGGGATTGGTTGAATAGATGATACCTTTTGGCGAATGGCTCCCAGATCAAAGCGACTTTCAGAACCCCGGTTCAACCGTTGCTACAAATGTTATACCAGCGGCGCGTGGCTATCGTCCGTTTCAAGGTTTAACTGAAGTATCAGCGGCCGCAACAAACCGCTTGCGTGGTATTTACGCGACGAAAGCTACAGACAGCACTGTAAACATTTTTGCCGGAGATCAGACCAAGCTTTATAAGCTCGATAACTCTGACTTTAGCATGGACGCAGTAGGCACGGGTTTTACTGTAACGGGAGATATGAACTGGCGTTTTGTCAGGTTTGGCGATGATGTAATTGCTGCTGGCTCTGACGCAGATGTTTTACGCAAG